CCCGTTGGGGCTGGCCGGCCGTCCCTGAGCCGGTGCGCTCCGCCACCGCCATCCTGGCCGGACGCCTCTACAAGCGGGCCGACAGCCTGCTGGGCGTCGCCGGGTTCGGCGACCTCGGGGCGATCATGCTGCGGGCCGTGGACCCTGACGTGCAGCGCATGTTGGCGCCGTACACCCGGCCGATGGTGGGCTGATGGCCGGGAAGTTGTCGGACCTGCGGGCTGGGCTGGCCAAGAACCTCGGCACCATTCCGGGCCTGCGGGTCGCCCAGCTGGTGCCCGAACAGGTCAACCCGCCTGTGGCTGTGCTCACCCGTTCCACCGTCAACTACCACCTCGACATGCGTGGGGGCCTGACCGAGTGGCAGATGCAGGTGCAGCTGGTGGCGGGCCGCATGGCCGACCAGCAGGCGCAGCGCACCATCGACGCCTGGCTGGACTGGGACGGCGACTACTCGGTGCGCCGGGCCATCGAATCCGACCAGACCCTTGACGGCTCGGCGCAGACGTGCATCGTCACCAGCGCCGACGCCTTGACCACCCTCCAAATCGGCGACAGCGAGTACCTCGGCGTCGTCGTCAACGTGACCGTCTACGCCTAGGAGGCGAACGTGCCTAGTTATCGAGTGATCGGACCCCGTGTGGTAGACGGGGTTGCACCGGGTGGGACGCTAGAGTTATCCCCGGACGAGGCGCACTGGCTCATCGAAGCCGGGCACCTCGAACGCATTGCCACGAAACGCAAGTCAGCACCAGCGGCCAAGGCTGCTGACGCTGGCGTAACCGATTCGGAAATCGACCCAAGCGAGGGTGGCAATGTCCAAGATCGTTCTCACTAACTGCGTCGTCAAGGTTGACACCATCGACCTCAGCGATCACGTCAACCAGGTCACCGTGACCGAAACGGTCAACGAGGTCGAGACCTCGGCGTTCGGTAACACCAACGTGACCCGGGTGGGTGGCCTGCGGGACTCCAGCATCAGCCTGACGTTCCACCAGAACTTCGCCGCCGGCGAGGTGTACGCCACCCTCAAGGACAAGGTCGGCAGCATCGGCACGGTGCAGGTCATCCCGAACGGCACCACCATCTCGGCGACCAACCCTTCGATCTCCCTCGAGGTTCTCTACACCGAGATGAGCCACCTCGACGGCAGCATCGGCGAGCTCAGCACCGCATCGGTGACCTGGCCCGCCAACTCCATCACCAAAGCAACAGCCTGATCCGTTAGGAGCCACGCATGGCAATGATGCAGCTTGAGGTCACGTTCGTGACTGGCGACCCGGTCGTTGTCAACATCACCCCCAAGGTGATCGTCGACGCCGAGCGCCACTTCAAGATGGGCATGAGCAAACTGTTCGGCGAGAACTCGTCGATGGAGCACATGACCTGGTTGGCATGGAAGGGGATGCTCGCCGGCGGCTACGAGGTCAAGACCTACGAACTGTGGCTTGACAACGTGGCAAACGTCGGAGCGGCAAGCACGCAGGAGGCCGGTCTCCCTTTGCCGACACCCTGACCCTTCTCCTCGCCCGCATTTCTCTGCACTCCGGGATCGCACCCAACGATTTGCTAGAAGCGCCGCCGGAGGTGTTTTGGGCGATGGTCGAGGTTCTCAGGGAGCAGGCAAACGAGGCAGAGAAGGCAAAGGGTAGGCGGTAACGATGGCCGGCAAGACATTGAGCCAAGTTGAGGGCCTCGACGTCACGCTCAACGCCCTCAGGCTGATCGACCCGACCTTCCACAAGGAAGCCCGCAAACGCATCCGCAAGGTGCCCGCTGAGGTTCAGAAAAAGACCAAGGCCAGGGTGCCGACCCAGCGCCCGATGCGCAACTGGGGCAGCTGGTCACGCAAGGGCGGGTTGTACGGCCGCAGCAGGAACGACGTCGGCGCCTTGCGCTGGGACGCCACCGCTGTCAAGGGCGGCATCAAACTGCTGACCGGCGGGCAACGCCTCAACGTGCGCCTCATCAACAAGTCCGGCCCTGGCGCCGTGTTTGAGATGGCCGGGTCAAAGAACGACAACGCAGCGAGTTCACCTGGGCGCCAGTTCAACGACAACCTCAAATGGTTCGGCGCAGCGCCCCGCCTGCTGGTTCAGACGTGGCGTGACGAGCAGGGCATCAAGCGCACCGCATCTGAGATGGGCAAGGTCGCCAAGTTCGCCGAGGAGCGCTGTAAGGAGGCGCTGCGCTAATGAGCATTGAGATCAAGATCGGCGCCAAGTTCTACGGCGCAGACGGCATCAAGCAGGCGCAGCGTGAACTCGCCAAACTGGCTCGGGCGGCCGACACTTACTCACAGTCCATCGTCGCCAAGATGGCCCGCACCGGCGAATCATTCAGCCGGCTAGGCCAGACGCTCACCACCAACCTGTCGCTGCCTCTCATGGCCATCGGCGGCCTGTCCATCAAGGCGTTCACCGAGCAGGAGGACGCCATCGCCAAGATGGAGGCGGTCATCAAGTCGACGGGCGGCGTGGCCGGGGTCACCAGCAGCCACATCACCGACCTGGCGAGTTCTTTGCAGGAGACCACCACGTTCGCCGACGAGGTCACCACCAACGCTGCGGCGCTGCTGCTCACCTTCAAGGGCGTGCGCAACGAGATGGGTGAAGGCAACGACGTCTTTGACCGCACCATCCGAGCATCTCAGGACCTGTCAGCCCTTCTGGGCAAGGACCTCAATGAGAGCGTGATGATGCTGGGCAAGGCGCTCCAGGACCCTGAGACCGGCCTGACCAAGTTGACGCGCGCCGGCATCCAGTTCTCCGACCAGCAGAAGGATCAGATCAAGACGCTGGCAGAGAGCGGCGACATCCTTGGCGCCCAAAAGATCATGCTGGCCGAGATCGAGTCGCAGTTTGGCGGCACGGCTGAGGCAATGGCGCAGACCGCTGGCGGCAAACTCAAGCAAGCGTTCAATGACCTGGGCGAGGCAGGCGAGGCCATCGGCGCCGAGATCGCCCCGATACTTGCCGACGTCGCCGGGTTCGTGGCCGACATCATCAAAAAGTTCACCGAGCTGCCCGGCCCGATCAAGACGGCAGTGACACTAGTTGGCGGCATCGTTGCTGCGCTCGGCCCGGCCATCTGGGGTACGGGCGTGATGCTCACCAACCTGGCGACCATCGGCAAGACGAAACTGGGCACGGCGGTCATCGACGGGTTCAACAGCCTGCGCACGGCCATCGCCAACGCCGTCACCCAGGCCGGCAGCCTGCGGGCCGTTCTCGCCTCCCGTGCATTTCTCACCGTAGGTGGCGTTGGGCTTGCCATCGCCGCATTTGCAGTTCTGGTAAGCAAAATCCATGAAGCGCAGGACGCTGCTAACAAGCTTGCGTTTGGCGACGTGGCAGGTGAGGCCGAACGGGCCCTCATTGCCATTACTGCACTAGGCACTGAGGGGCAGTTCAAGGGCACTCTCAAAGATGTTGGCAAGTTGAAGGCTGCCATCGTTGAGCTAAGGGAGGCGCCACCAGGTGCTGGGCCTACAGACTTTCTTGGCCTTGACAACTCGGAGTTCAAGGTCGCAACCGACAGCATCAAGGAATACGACAACGCCCTAAAGGAGCTGTTCCGTCTTGACCCTGCTGCTGCGGCAAAAGCGTTCGAGTTGCTCAGCGCCGAGTTGCGAAACCAGGGGGTAAGCGCCGGCGAGGTCAATGCTGCATTTGGTGGATACTTGGGCGCACTTGCTGATGCGAATGAAATCTCACCAGAAACCAAATCAACCCTTGAAGGCTTGGGCATCACGTTCGGCGATGTTGAGGATGAGATCAGCGCCGCCGAGCAGGCGCTCAAAGACTGGGGCGACACGGTCAAGGCTCAGTTCGAGCCTGTGTTCGCCTATCAGGACGCCGTGTACGACCAGGCCGACGCCGTTCTTGCCCTTGAAGAAGCACAGAAAAAGCAAAGAGAAGTTCTTGCCAGTTTCCCATCCGATTCGGCCGAAGCTCGGGATGCGTTGCGGCAACTCAACGAAGCCGAGCGCAACCTCATCATCACAACCGGCGAGTTGAACGCTAGGCAAGGTGGTCTGCTCGAGGGTCTCAAGAACGGGGAGATCAGCGCCAAAGACGCTATCGACACCATCCGTGGTCTGGGCGACCAACATGGTCTGACCGCCGAGCAGATTCAAGGGCAGATCGACAAGTTCAACGAGCTCGCTGTTCTGATCCTAATGACGGAGTTTCCGGACGTCACCATCCCGGTGAACTCCAATGCTGCCGAGGTGCTGGAAAAACTGCTCGCCATCAAGGCCGCCGTAGACGCCCTGAAAGCCGGGGCGTCTGCAACCGTCAATGTCATCGGCAACGTTGTTCGGGGATTCGCCACCGGCGGCCCGGTCACTGCCGGGATGCCGCACATGGTCGGCGAGCGTGGCCGAGAGCTATTCATCCCGAGCACCGATGGCGTGATCGTGCCTCACCACCAGTCGAGGCGCATTTTGTCTGACTCTGATCCCGTCACTACTGGGCCACAGACCACCAACAACGTGGTCAACGTCACCGTCAACAAAACCGAGGCCAGCCCGTACGAGATCGGGCGTGAGTTGCTGTGGGCAATGAAGGTGGCGGGCTGATGCCAGGCACAGTGCAAATCACCTACAAGGGCGTCACCCTTGGAGTCGTCGGGGCAGGCGTCGAGGTCGTTGAGATCGAGGGCGTGTGGGACACCCCTGATCTGCGCACCGCTGACGTCGACCGGGCGCGCGCCCACGGGCAATGGGCTGGGGTTGACCTGCTGGGCGGGCGGGCCATCACCGCCACCGTCCAGTTGGCCGTGCCGCACCCCAACGAGGCGTCCTGGTCAGTGCTGCAAACGGCGCTGCGGCCCACTGGCGACGAGTCGCCGCTGGCCATCACCCTGTCCGGGTTCGCTGGCGGCAACCAAGTTGTGGCCAACGCCCGGGTCCGGCGGGTCAACATCCCCGTCGACATCGACCGCTACCAGTTCGGCTACCCGCAAGCCACCGTGGAGTGGTGGTGCACCGACCCACGGTTCTACGCCTCCACCGAGACCACCGACAGCGTCAGCGTGTCATCCCCGACCGGGCTGGGCCTCACGTTCGACGCCACCTTCGACCTCGAGTTCGGTGGCCCGATCCCCAGCGGCGTCATCAACACCACCAACGACGGCAACTTCGCCGCCCCGTGGGTCGTCGAGTTCGAGGGTCCGGTGCTCAACCCGCGCATCGAGTCCGTCACCGAGGGCAAGACGCTGGAGTTCGACGGCACCGTCAACGCCGGCCAGACATTGCGGGTCGATTCGCTGGCCCGCACCGCCACCCTCGACGGCGCCAGCCGGTACTCGTGGCTGCAACCCGGGTCGCAGTGGCCCGAACTCGTGCCAGGCGCCAACCAGTTCCGCCTCATCGCTGCCGCTGGCGAAGGTCTCGCCACTCTCACCTACCGCTCGGCCTGGATCTAAGGAGAC